AAGTTACTACAAATGATACCGTCCGACAGAACTTATGACCATAAAGCAGGCATGAATTTATTCATAACTTCTGCTGAATGTTATCATTCAATCGACCTATCCGCAGCTACTGACCGAATGCCACGCCATCTACAACAACGGTTAATCGAGCGTATCTTTACCAGATTGGGCCTGGATGGCCTGGCAATAGGTAAGTATTGGGCGGATATAGTAGATCGAGAGTACTCTACAAAGAATTCATCCCTTGAGAAGATATCTCCAACTCTCCGTTACGCAGTTGGACAAGGCATGGGTCTTTTTAGTAGTTGGTCATCCATGGCTCTCGTGCATCATTACATTGTTAATCAAATATGCGGCTGCCCGTTCGAAAATTATGTATTGGTAGGTGATGACCTACTCATGCGTAACTCGGAAAGCCAATTTACACAATATATAGATCTTATGGATCAAATAGGTGTTCGAGTTAACTTGTCCAAAACAGTAATTTCGACGCAACAACCTCACTCAGCTGAGTTTGCTAGGAATTTTGTTATCGATGGGCATAGAATACACCTTCTGCCCACCGGTTCCATTTTAGCTTGGCTAGATGGAAAGATAGGTGTTCTAGAGCTATTTTGTTCATTTGCACCAGTAATGAATGAAGTTTTAATTTCATCAGTACTGGATTTTCTAAAAATTAAAGATGCTCTATTGTTAATTGATATAGCTTACTTTTTAATACGTGATAAAATCTTAACTTATCAGCAGGCTGAGGAGTTGCTAAGTCAATTTTCTGTTAAGTTAATAATCACCAAACAACATATTGATGGCATTATAAAAGTAACTGCTAACAAACCTTCATCTCCTGCGAGAGTGCAACTTTCATCACTAACGCATGCACTTGAGTCACAGTGCACAATCCGACACGAAGCTGAATTAGATCAGTTAAGTGATCTGGCATTAGACTTTTCTGTCCTCAAGTTCGCGGGAAGTGAAATAGAAGATTATAGTCAGAAGATGCATGACAGAATCAACAACGCCCAATACATTCAATACGACCATGACTTTGCGATATCTACGGTATCAAAGCGCGAGCATAAACTTATCAAGGAATTATTGATCACACTTGAGAGTAGTAGCAAGTCCATACGCGCAGGCTCGAAACGTATTAAATAACAGAATCCACTAAAATACAAGTGAACATAGGCTACGTGTCGTAGACTCGTTTAAAAGCGGTCTACGCCCGGATTGAGATATTCATTCTCAGGCCGGAAGATCATTAAATGTGATCGACGGTCCGTGTAGTTGATAGCTACCTCATATTCCAGGGAATTCGTGATCGAATAGGATTCGAGCAAGCATAGAAGGCGAACTGTGCTTTGAAATACACGAAGTTATTATCTGCTGTTTTATAAACATGCACAGAACTAACATTAAGCCCGGAATCTGATGCCTTTGCAAGTGCTGGCTTTACACTCCTTTTTCAAGGTACTAACTTTACTTGAGCAGTTTGTTCTGTCCAAAACCTCTAATCTTTATGTCGGCTTATAAAAGGAGGGATGGGCTCGACACTTTTATTTACTAAACTATGGAAATCAATATAGTTACTGCGAGGTAGTAGCATTTCCAGTCTGTTCCCGATCAATGTGCTTTACTATCCCGCTTAATTACAGTGTTGGCCAGCTAGGAACTTATGTGCCCATTAGAACATAATACACTTGCGCCTTCGGAGTCCTTTAGACTCCTTCGGCCGTCATTTTACTGACGGACTTTAAAATACGAAAGGCACTTTTAACCATATGCTGCGATACTAGTCATATATGTTCACTTGTAGATACATTAGGTACCAGTATCCCCAAACTGGCTTATTAAGTTAAGCTAGTTCTAACTCCATGAAGTTACCAAATCCTGATTTCAATGAACAAGTTGAACCAAAAGTTCTACAGCTATTATGAAAAGTTAATAAACTTTCATTTAATAGTTGATATACCTAATGATATCAGACAACAATTAGTGGATTTCATAAGTCTCCTTACCCCAGCTACCAAGTATATGATTATAGATAGATTTGAACCAGGTAAGCCAAAGATAGTTAAAAAGCGCAGAGTAGTATTACCTCACTCTGCGGATTTAGCAGAATTGGCGGAGCACATTGGAGGACTGCCTAATATTAATATTAAGCAGCCGATTATAAATAGCGATCCGCTAAGTATTATAAAAGCATTTAAGTTAATAGAACGTACATTACTTACAAAAGTTGTACCTACTACTAACGAATGGAAATCTTTAGAACTAGGTGTATATCAAGAACAGCTAATTCAGGCCGCGAATAGCCTATCAACACTGCTATTAAGCATTCGTGCGCTTGGTCCTAGGCATGCAAAACTTACATTGACATTGCTAATGACTATCATTGCGATATATAGAGCATTTAAGGTAAAAGCAAAAGCTGAAGAATCCACAATAGTTACTCCTTATAACGGTCGTACTCCTATTCAGGAGGTTATTAATACCTACTTTTCTGACACATCCATAGATGCATTCTTAGATAAATTTTTAGATAAGAAGAAACTTGGTAACTTTGATTCTCTATTTATATATTCTGGTAATGCTTCATCTCCAAACGGAGGTCATTCTAGTTTAAAATATCTAGCCGACACTGCTGCCGTAATTAATGATCCAAAACTATATAACGCAATAATAGGTCTAGCAGGACAATTTAAGTTCGGCAAAGCCTTTATTAAAATTGTAGAAATATTAAAAGTGAATATATATGACCCGGAATACATAAAAGACAAAATACATTCCAGATTAGTAACATTTACAGCACCTGGGGGGAAGGCCCGGATCATTGCAGTAGCCGACTGGTTATCACAAACCGCCTTATCGGCGATCCACAAGACCCAATATAAGTTACTACAAATGATACCGTCCGACAGAACTTATGACCATAAAGCAGGCATGAATTTATTCATAACTTCTGCTGAATGTTATCATTCAATCGACCTATCCGCAGCTACTGACCGAATGCCA